CATTGCACGTAAACACGAACAAAAAATACGTCTTGATTACGAACTTGTTCGTGCTCTGAAATGTACGGAAATCATGAAAACTGGCTTTATGTTTAGGCCTGGTAGTCGTGTAGAGGTTCTTTGTCATGACGTAGTACCTATTGTGTCAATTCAAAAATGATTGAAGCCATAGTTTCAGCATCTATCGCAGCTATAGCAGCTGGTGCTGCACTACAAACACGAACACATAACAGACTTTCTGAATTAGACCGTCGTATTGATACCTTTGAACTACGTGTAGCTACATCGTATGTACCGAAGGATGAGTTTGTAGCGTCCGTAAAAAAAATTGAAGATCACATGATTCGTATCGAAAATAAAATCGATCAAATTGTTCTCAAACAAAGTCTATAATGGCAACAGGAAAAGCGACTGAAGATCAGTTCAACGAACTGCATAGTCTTGTAACAAAGGAGTTTCTTGCGCGAATCAAATCTGGCGAGGCCACCACCCAAGACCTGAAAGCAGCTTGTGATTGGCTAAAAACTAATGATATTAGTGGTGTAGCTCTTGAAAGCAATCCACTGTCAAAACTTGCAAGTCTGATGCCAGAAGTTGATCCAGAACTTGTACAAACAAGGCTACATGGCCGATGAATACATCTACGTACTACAAACAGAACTCTGCTGCACGCAAAAGGCGTCTAAAACAGCAGGGTGCCTACAACAAAACCAAAAAGGGACTCATGATCCGTACAGCAGCTAACAAGCTTAACCGAAAGCTTGGCACATATGGAAACGGAGATGGCAAAGATGCTTCTCATACTGGACCTGGCAAAGGTAAGACAGAGAAAGCCTCTACTAACCGTCGTCGTCCACGAATGAAGCAACGCTACGCATAACGCATGACCCCTTTACTTCCAACGCCTGACCACTACTTACAAAATCTAATAACCATGACGTCCTCTGAAGCCAAGCGCCTTTGGAGGCGCAGCATCAAAGAACACTTTGGATGCACATGTGTTTACTGTGGAGAAACTTATGACTTACACGAACTTACTTTGGATCATGTTCACCCTAGAACCTTTGGTGGTGAAGATATTACAAGCAACCTCGTACCTTGCTGCAAACAGTGTAATCAGGCAAAAGGAAGTAGTAATTGGTTGTCTTGGATGAGACAAACATTTGGAATCAATCGACTTAGAGAAACTCTTATTTATTCACACATTAACTGATGGCAAAACGTACTTACAATCGCCGCGCCCGTCAAACCGCTAAGACCCCTGTCCGTGACGATGGACGTGGTCGTACACAACGTCAAAAAGCTGCACAAGTTGCACGTGACACTGGTTCTAAAGACCGCGTGACTCGTGGTCGTGGTGTAACTCGCACTGCTACTGGCGCACCTCGTGGTGCACAAGGACCTGCATCTGCTCCTCAACAAGGACCTAGCCGCCGTGTAACTGGCATGATCGGTTCAAGAACTACACCACTAACTACTACTGGACCTCGTACTCCAGGACCTGGTAAGGCTGGCAACATTGGACGCCAACTCCGTACTGCTGCAAAAGTAGGTACTATCGTCAATCCTAGAACTGACCTGCCTGCAAAACTTGGTGCAACTGCATCGCTGATTGCTGATCTTGCTACCCGTACTAAAGGTAAACCTGCAAAACCTGCACGTCGTGGTATGTCTAGCATGGGCGAAGGCTACAAGAAAAAAGAAAAAGAAGCCAGCCGTAAGGCAGTTGCCTCTAACTTTGACCGTGCTTTTGCCGCTGCACGTAAAGCTGGTAAAAAGACATTTACTTGGCGGGGTAAAACCTACACCACCAAAATGAAAGGCTAAAGTCATGACCAACGTCGTTTTGGCGTTGCAGAACGATTTCAAGCTGTTTCTACAAGCACTGTGGCAGCAGCTTGATCTTCCATCCCCGACACGTGCTCAATATGCAATCGCAGACTATCTTCAACATGGACCTAAACGTCTACAGATACAAGCTTTCCGTGGTGTGGGAAAATCATGGATTACTGGAGCCTTTGTTCTGTGGACGCTTTTCAATAACCCTGAAAAAAAGATAATGATTATCAGTGCGTCTAAAGAACGTGCTGACAACATGTCTATCTTCCTACAAAAACTAATTATTGAGACACCTTGGCTATCTCATTTGCGTCCTAAATCAGATGACTCCCGATGGTCCAGAATCTCCTTTGACGTTAATTGTAGCCCTCACCAAGCTCCTTCAGTTAAGTCTGTTGGCATTACTGGTCAACTTACTGGTAGTCGTGCTGATCTCATGATTCTTGATGATATTGAGGTCCCTGGCAACAGCATGACAGAACTCATGCGTGAAAAGCTACTACAACTGTGTACTGAAGCTGAATCTATCCTTACTCCAAAAGAAGATTCTCGTATTTGTTACCTTGGTACACCTCAGACATCCTTTACTGTCTATTCTAAGCTAGCTGAGAGGTCCTACAAGCCCTTCATTTGGCCTGCTAGGTACCCTAGGAAGGTAAGCCAATACGAAGGCCTCTTAGCGCCGCAGCTAGTGGCCGATATAGACAACGGTGCTGAACCTTGGAACGTAACTGATCCTTGTCGCTTCGCTGATGATGACCTCATTGAACGTGAAGCAGCTATGGGTCGGTCTAATTTTCTTCTCCAGTTCATGCTGGATACCTCCCTTAGTGACAGTGAAAAATTCCCACTTAAGATGGCTGACCTTGTCGTTACTGCCGTCAACCCTACTACTGCTCCTGACTCCGTTATCTGGTGCTCAGACCCAAGAAACGTTATCAAAGAACTCCCAACGGTTGGCCTACCTGGAGATTATTTCTACAGTCCAATGCAGCTCCAAGGTGAGTGGCATCCTTACCAAGAAACAATCTGCAGCGTTGATCCGTCGGGTCGTGGAACGGATGAAACGGCAGCAGCTTTTATATCCCAACGAAACGGTTTCCTGTACTTGCACCGAATGTGTGCTTACAAAGATGGGTACTCAGACAATACACTTCTAGATATCCTTAGACACTGTAAGAAATACAACGTATCCAAACTTGTCATTGAGACTAACTTTGGTGACGGTATAGTCGCAGAACTGTTTAAAAAACATCTTCAACAAACTAAACAGTTGATAGACGTTGAAGAGGTTCGTGCAAACGTACGCAAAGAAGACCGCATCATTGATGCCCTTGAACCGGTGATGAACCAACACAGATTGGTGGTTGACAAAGACGTCGTTGATTGGGACTACAAGTCTAACAAAGACGAAGCACCCGAAAAACGTCTTCTTTACATGCTGTTCTACCAGATGTCGAGGATGTGTCGTGAGAAGGGTGCTGTTAAACATGATGACCGCTTAGATGCGTTAGCTCAGGGCGTTAAATACTTCACTGACTGTATGTCTATCTCAGCTCAAGAAGCTGTCAACCAAAGAAAACGTGAAGAATGGAATGACCTGCTCCGTGCATCTATCGAAGACCCACAAGGTTCTGCTAATCACCTTGTTCTTGGTATGACAAAAGACCAAAGACAACAAGCTAGACAAAATGGTGTCCATCGCTGGGTGTAAACCCAGACATACACTGGGTGTAAGACAAGGCCTACACTTGGTTTCTCAAGAATCTCACCCAAGTCTCAAAATAACACCACATGTATAAGGGGGAGGGGAAAGGAAGGGTGGACCGGACTCGTCCCCCCCAACGGGACTAGACCGTCTACCGCACCTTCGGTGCTAAGTAGACAATCCAGTCCCTTTATTTATACAGTAATGTCCCCGGGAATGGACATTCTGTGAATACTGTAAGTACTGGGTTTAATAACAAGTTTAACTACCAGTTTAATTGTGAATTTAAGGGAGCTTGAATTCTCATTATCGGTATCATCTCTAAATGATGATCTGGATAATATGATTCATACAGTAGGGGTACTATCAACAATATAATACATTCAATATATTCAATACTATTAATACATGGACTTTAAATTAGACGAAGTAAAGATCATGAAGTGTAAAGAATGTGGTGTAGATGTACCGGTAAACGTTAATTATCCGATTGACAGTGTTACTTGTCTTAGGTGTTGGGCTAAGAAGAAGTCCGATGAAAAATGACAAAAATTTCTGAAGCCTATTCACGCGGCAGCGAGGACCCAGCACCCCCCATGGCCCCCCTGGTTTCGCGAGGTGTAGGGGGTGGGTACGTCCAAAACACGTCCAGTCCATCTTTTTTCTGCTGGTAGCCCAGTCATAGCAAGGGTTCTCAGCCGTTGCGTAACTGTGTGAGATGCAGGTACGCAAGGTTGGACGGTATCAATGGCTACAAAGGATGTCTACGCATATATAGATCGCGTGTTTCCATTTCCTGACATTCCGTAACTCAAACTCACTCAATCTGTCGCGCCAACTATAAGTACAACTTATCAAGACTGATAAACAAAACTTATCGTACTGGGGCTTGACACTGATCAGGGTCAGGGCAATGATGGCTGCAAGCAACCGGATCACACCAACTACCCCGGATTGCTCACCACACCATGACAACCCTCGAAGCCGCTGCTGAGTACGGTCAACTGACCCGCAAGAATGCCGAGCGTGTACTTGCTGAGCACGGTCTGACCTGGTCAGAGGCATACGCTGACCTAGGCGACAGTGCCCTTGATGCTGTCGAACTTTGTAAATGGATTGGCTACTGATGCGAGCACTAACCTTCTATATGCTTCTCATCTTTGTCACGACCTTGAGCTTAGGTGCCTGGGTCAATGACTTCACAGCGCGGCAGTGTGTCGCTACAACAGGCAAAACCTATCAGGAGTGCAACCGATGACTACCACCAACACCCACCAGATCAACTGGTTTGTGACTGCTGGAACACTCCGTGCAGCCTTCACACAGGACAAGCGACAAGACGGGAGCACCTTCTGGTGTCTCACTGAACAAGCCCGCCAGACTGTTGATGACCTGACAGAGTGGCTACGTGGTCTACATGATGACGAGCTACCCAATGACTGGCGCTACGAGACCATTGTGAGCATCCTTGATGCACTGATGGAGATTGAAGGTCGTATAGATGATGAGTACCAAGACGATTTAGTTAGTGGTATTAGTGACAACATCACTGACATATATAACGCTGACTTATTGCAATGGTATGCGGACATTCCTAGTCGTGTCGCTTACATCGACAATGCAATGTCTGAAGGTTTGATTGATACCAACTCCGACACAATCGCTCGCCTAACTGTTGGTCAGAACGAATGTATCCGGTCTATGTGTTATCGAATCATCGACAGATTGATCACCCAAAAGTAACATCAACCCGGCAACATTTCAGCCGGGTATTTTTTCAAACCTTCACAATCACAACTCGAGGACGCACCCAATGATCGATCAAGTTCAACATGCACGTGTTGTCAGTGATGGCACCCGCCTTGCTGTCTACCAAATCAAGGACGTGTACGGCAGATCGCTGGCTTATCCTGTCAACGATCAAGCCGAAACAATCCAGGGACTCACAGGCTTCAAAACGTTACGACGTAACGACATTGCAAAGATTGAGGAATTAGGCTTCAACGTAGTCACCATCCACGGTGAGCGAATCAAACCCAGCATGATTGGCTAGGTCGCACCTTCGGTGCTCTACATTTTTCAACTAATGGCTATCATCTTCAAGCAACGAGTCCACAACCCAAAGATCAAGGACCTACGGTCATTCGTACGCAAGACTGTGACACGAGACCGTAGCCTATATCAGAATGATTCTCAGTTCGACAACGAAACGACGTTCATCAACCGACAACGGGACCAACTCAAGGACGAGTACGGTTATATGTGGGATGATGAAGACCAGCCACTTGTCAAGGGTGAGTTTGGTAACATCAAGATCACAGACACAGAGATCAGCTTCAGGCCACGCAGGTACGCACCCACAGAGATCTATGTAGCTGCGAGGTGGTATTGCATGTGCAATGAAACCAAGTTCACCAATCGTCCGAGGCTTGCATGAACTACACAAAATGGTTTGTCAAGTACGCAGGCAAAGCCCGTACAACTGGACGTTCATCAACTGGACACGTCACGGTAAGTGCTATGTCAGCAAACCACGCCATAACCTTGGCAATGGTAGAAATACCTAACTCTTTGTCTAGAGTACAGATAACTACTGTACAGAAACTTGAGTAACCCTCGCATCCGTGTTGACCTGCACTCTAACCCAGGGACGTACATAGCCAAAGCTAAGGAACGAGCACGGCTTGCACTCAAGGACCCATCCATTTCGCTAACCACCTTAGAACGAAGTTTCTATGATCGCTACAGACAACTTGAAGCACAAGCTAGAACAGTGCAAAGACATGCAAGAGGTTCTACTAACCATTGTAAATGATTGTTGGTTTGATTGGCAGCAGGACGAAGCCCTTGAATGGGTTGATCAGCACATCCAACATATAAGGTGTGTTGACTCGTGAAGCCTGACTATTTCACCGCAGGTGGCCTGTGGATTGAGCGCAGGCGTAACAAAGAGGGACCGCCTGTCACATACACGGTCTGGAAGCCCAACACCTCCCGCATCTTCACGGACTTGAAGAAGGCTATCAAGTTTGCTGCGTATCCTGCTTCTACACCTACTGGTCAGGCGTTACGTGAGTGGTTCAAGTCGTTTAATGTCGTAATTCCGGAACAAAAGGAGCCAGAACCCAATGACCAAACTAAAATGATCACGTAGGCGGCTGTCTACACTAACACGAGAGGGTGCGGGCCTCCACCATCAGGTGGGGGTCTTTTTTTGTGCAGTGCCGAGTGTGTCAAGCCCTACATTCTGTAGACAAAAGGAAGAAGCACAAAACCAGACAAATAAGTTATGTGTTGTGCCAGTTATCTGACTGATTTCATTGCGCCACAGTCAGCAGTCACTATCTTGTAAGTGCGGGGAGAGGGTAAGCCCAAACCACGCAGAACCTGGACAACTGAAGAAACGTTTTTTTCACAATCACGTGTAGCTACATGTCCAATTCTAATGGAGGTCATTTGACTAACGATGGGAAAGCGAAAGCGTTGGATGAGGACTATTTCATCCGTAATGCAATCTATTGTTGGTTGTATTACTTCGACGAAAAGCACAAATGGCACTCCATTTATAAGGAGTTGGCAGAACGGGAGTCATACATCGGAAAACCTGATGTACCCGCAAACCCAAAACCACGACGGGCTAGACGAGCTACTCGGAGCCGAACTAAAGAGTTATGAAGTCTGTCTAAGTGACGAGAGTATCTACATTCTCGCCGCCAGTCCTGAGGATGCCGCTTGGTATGCCTTAGAGCTGTCCAACGACAAAGCTTCAAAACTTTTAGACGTACGGTTAATCGATGAGTAAGTATTTCCCAAATAAATGGCGTAAGTACAAGGATACCCCAGCCGACATGTTTCAGTCTATTTCCTATGACGATGTCATGGAGTGGAAGGTTGCTGGCTGGGAACTTCCTACGGACGTTGCCTGTGTCATTCGCGCAAGGAATCTTGAAAACAGCAAAGTCACTGAACATGTGTACAAGCGCATGTCATACGCTGAAAGTAAGATTCGCCAATACATGACTTACAAAACGCACGAGTTAATTGTCTGCGCTGAAGAAGCGTTGTACTACGTGCACCCAGAGCTTTTACAGGAGGATACCAGTGATGATGACTGATTTGCAGTTTGCAAAACTCATCATTGAGTTGGATAAACATCCACACAAAGAAGAAATTATTGAGTTGATGCACGAACAAATCGATGACATGAACTCAGTCAAGTATCTGCCTGAAGATGCCGACACCATTTGAAATCGACCAACAGATTGCCCTTGAACGAGAACAAATCCGACAGGGACTTGATCATTTACACTCAAACACAAAAAAACTTGAGGAGAAAAGTTATGCAAGTTCTTCAGTATACGGGGTGGCTTCTATTAGGGACCTTCTCCCTCATGTGGTGGATCGTATTGAGTCAACTCGTTTACGCATAAGACAGGGCAGTGCTGGCATTAACTTCAAAGAAATTCATGAGTACCTTGAGGATCTAGAAGCTAATACAGCAGCAGCCATTGCCTGCAAAATCACGTTTGACAAAGTCTTCAGCACTAAACAGAAAGCCAACACCGTATCGAACGTCACAGACGCTATCGGCAAGGCAATCGAAAACGAGTGCATGATGAGGCACTACGAGACTAATGTGCCAGGGTTACTTCACAAGTTGAAGGAGAACTACTGGCACAAGTCCATTGGCACCCATCAAAAGGTGGTTGTCATACGGACACTAATGAATCGATTTGATGTCGATCATTGGAAAACGTGGGGACGTGCTGTTCGTATCAGGCTGGGAGGTTGGCTGCTTGATTGCATATGTCAATCCTCCAACTGGTTCATGACTGCAATGCAGCAAGAAGGAAGGAAGCGACAAAACTATGTCGTTCCTACTCCTGAATTCATAGCAATCAAAGACCAGGTCATGGCAACGGCTGAGTTGTTCAGCCCGATTGCGTGGCCGATGCTCATTGAACCTAATGATTGGTCAAATGAGACTCAAGGTGGATACATCTTGAACGAGGTCATGAAAGGCTATGACATGGTTCGGCGTGGAAACCCCACATGTATACAGGGAGAAACACCAATAGCTTTTCTGAACAAAATTCAGAAGGTTGCCTACACCCTAAACCCATTTGTCGTAGGTGTCGCTGAGACGCTGATGGCTAAGGGCAGGGCAGTTGGAAAGTTTATTCCTGTAGTGGATATACCACTGCCACCCAAGCCTGTAGACATCGCTGAGAACTACGACTCTCGCAAAGATTACAGGCGGCGTGCGGCAGAGGTCATGAACCTCAACGCACAGGCGTTCGAGAAGTCTTGTAGGACTCGGATGACTATGAATGCTGTCAAAGTATTCAAGGACAAAGAGAAGTTTTACATTCCGTGGAGCTTCGATTACAGATCCAGGGTCTATCCGATCCCCGCGTTCTTGACCCCACAAGACACTGACTTCGGCAAGTCTTTACTTAAATTCCATGTGTCAGCCTTTGTCACCCCAGAGTCTGAACGATGGTTAGACTTTCAGGTTGAAACAACATATGGTCTAGATAAAGACACAATGCAAGACAGACAGATCTGGGTTGATAACAACCACGATCTAATTAAACGTGTAGCCACTGAACCCATCGACAACTTACCTGAATGGGAAGCTGCTAATGAACCGTGGCAATTTCTTGCAGCTTGTGAAGAATACTACGCATGTGTCATTGCTTGCACCCGTCAGTTTACAAATTTGATGGTTGCAACAGATGCTACATGTAGTGGTCTTCAGATATTGTCAGGTCTTGCACGTGACAAATCAACAGCGAAGTTAGTTAATGTCGTTCCTAGTGATAGACCACAGGACGCATACAAAGTTATAGCTGAACAAGCCAAACCAAACGTTCCAGAAAGTATTAGACCTTTCATGGATCGCAAGGTAACCAAACGGACAGTTATGACGATTCCTTACAATGCTAAGCCTTATTCAAACAGGTGGTACATACGTGACGCTTTGTTTGAGAAAGGTGTTGTCATTGATAAGAATGATCTGACAGAGACAGTCAAAGCTGTCAGAGATGCCATGAACGTTGTCGTTCCTGGTCCAATGCAGGTAATGAAATGGATAGAAAAGGAAGTAGCTGCTGCCATTGATCGTGGTGAGAAACAAATCCAATGGGTAACACCATCTGGTTTTGTAGTAACACAACGTCTTATGAAATCACAAACTCAACGTATTGAACTTCAATTGTTGGGTAGATGTGTTGTCAAAGCTGCAACGGGTGAAAGCAGCAAAGTTGACAAAGCACATCATAAAAACGCTACTGCTCCTAATCTGATCCACAGTCTCGATGCAAGTCTCTTGTGTCTATCTGCACTCCGTTTCGACGCACCGATTTCCCTCATACACGACTCGGTACTTTGTCGTGCTACTGACATGGGTGTTCTTTCAGCCATTGTTCGTGAGACATACATGCACCTTTTTGCGGAGCATGACTACCTCACATCATTTGCAGAACAAATCGGTGCAGAAACAAAACCTCCAATTATCGGTGACCTAGAACCGTCAACGGTAATTGATTCCACCTACTTTTTTTGTTAATGCCCCGCACCATTTTTAAAACCGAAGAGCCTGTCATTCTTGAAGGCTATCAAGCTGTGCTCAAAGCAACCAAGTTTGGTTTCACACTTTCTGCAATTGTCAACCAAGACATTGTAGATGAGCTTGAGACTGACCGTCCTAATAGCCTTGCTTGGGCAGAGTCTAAACTCAAAAACCCTAAGCGCTCAACCCTCAAGCCTGAACCTTGGGAAGAGGTTGCAGAAGGTAAGTACAAAGTCAAGTTCACTTGGAAGGACGAAACCAAACCCGTCATTGTAGACACTGAAGGTACTGTCATCACTGATGAAAACATTCCAGTGTATAGCGGAAGTAAAGTTAAACTTGCCTTTTACCAAAAGCCTTACGTTCTCAAAGACAATGTCACGTATGGAACAACACTTAAGCTTGTTGGTGTACAGATTGTCTCGATTTCGTCCGAAGCTGGCACTGATGTCGGTGACATGGAAGAAGCTGATGTCAGTGCGTTGTTTGGTAAGACGAAAGGCTACAAGCAAAGCGATCCTAACATCATTGCTGCAACCCAAGAAGATGCAGTAGAAGATGACTTCTGATGGCGTTTAGGTCAAGGCTAGAAGAAAAGGTAGCTGACCTGTTGGTTGACCTTGACGTCAAGTATGAATACGAAACCGTCAAGGTTGACTACACCATTGCCCACATCTACAAGCCAGACTTCATCCTTCCTAACGGGGTGTACCTGGAGTGCAAAGGGTACTGGGACAGCAAGGACCGGCGAAAGATCAAAGCAGTCAAGGAACAAAACCCTGACCTAGACCTTCGCATGGTTTTTCAGGCTCCTTTCAACACAATATCTAAGAAATCTAAAACTACCTATGCCCAATACTGTGAGCGATTAGGCATTTTATGGTGCTCTTTCACGAACATCCCGGTAGCATGGCTTATGTAGAGAACGAGTTCATCCGGCACATCTCGTGTCCCAACTGCGGTTCCTCTGACGCCAACGCAATCTACACCGATGGTCACACGTTTTGTCACAAGTGTCACCACCGCACGCAAGGTGATGGCACGCCGTCCTTTCACAATCACACAATGTCTGC